TGCATCTAACCTGCGATATGGAAAGGTACTATTTCTCACGGATCAAGACGCTGATGGGTCGCACATTAAAGGGCTATGTGTAAATCTATTTCAAACGGAGTGGGGGTCGTTAATTCGTATCCCCGGATTCATTGGGTTTATGAATACCCCCATCTTGAAGGCACGAAAAGGTGCAAATGAATTGCTCTTTTACAACGAGGGGGAATACAGCACGTGGAAAGAATCTGCCACTGCAGAGACGGGTTGGAAAATCAAATATTACAAGGGGTTAGGGACAAGTACTGGCAAGGAATTCAAGGAATATTTCGAGCACAAGAAAATCGTTAACTTCACCTACGCTGGTGATGGAAGCGATGATGCGATTGACATGGTGTTTAATAAGGGTCGGGCAGATGATAGGAAGGAGTGGTTGAAAAAATATGACAGAGACAGTTATGTCGACACATCCAGCGACGCAATTACATATGAAGAATTTATTCACAAGGAACTAATCCACTTCTCAAAGTACGATTGCGACCGCAGTATTCCTAACTTGATGGATGGTCTGAAGATTAGTTTGCGTAAAATATTATACGCTGCGTTCAAGAAGAATCTAACAACGGAAATCAAGGTAGCGCAGTTTAGCGGTTATGTGTCGGAACATTCGTGCTATCATCACGGCGAGGCAAGTCTGAATCAGGCAATCGTCGGAATGGCCCAGAATTTCGTCGGTTCAAATAACATTAATCTACTAGTTCCGTCGGGGCAATTCGGAACACGCATGCAAGGTGGAAAAGATAGTGCATCAGAGAGATACATATTTACTCTGCTCTCTAAAATATCGAGGCTATTATTTCCATTGGCAGATGATGCAATTTTGAAATATTTGAATGACGATGGGTTTCCGGTGGAACCCACCTTTTATGCGCCGATTATTCCAATGGTTCTGGTGAATGGTTCGAAGGGCATTGGAACTGGGTTCAGCACTGAAATTATGTGTTATAATCCGACAGATATAATTACATATCTTAAACACAAGTTGGCGGGTGAAGACACGTCGCATATTAGGTTTGTTCCGTATTACGAGGGCTTTACGGGAACTATCGCACAAGTGTCGGAAACGAAATATCTGTTTCGTGGGAAATATGTACGTGTCGGTGCGGATAAAATTCGGATTACTGAACTGCCTGTCGGACATTGGACCCAAGATTTTAAAGAATTATTGGAAGAACTGACTGATTCGACCGTTGATAAGACGGGGAAAAAAATCGCACCCGCCATTCGCGACTATGATGATATGAGTAAAGACACAACAGTTGATATGACGGTTTCGTTCCCAAAAGATAGATTGGACGAGTTGGAGGCACATGTGGGAGATAATGGGGTGAATGGGGTGGAGAAATTGTTGAAATTGTGTAGCACCAGTTCAACGACGAATATGCATTTATTCAACGACCAAGATATGTTGAAGAAATACGCAACTGTTTCAGAAATTATTGACGATTACTATGAGACGCGTCTCGAATTATACAGCGTTCGTAAATTGCATCTAATTAGTGTATTGGAACGGGAACTTTGTGTATTGTCGAACAAGGCGAGATACATTCAAGAGTTGCTGGATGATACGATTGATTTGCGACGCAAAACGAAGGTTCAAGTAATCGAGATGTTGACTGCAAAACAGTATGCGATTATTGAAGAGACTGATACAGAGTATAAATATCTAACAAAGATGTCGATGGATAGTGTGACGGATGAAAATGTGGCGAAAATGTGGAGTGACCGAAATAAGAAGGCAGATGAACTGGAATTGGTTAAAATAAAATCAACGGTGGTTATGTGGGAGGAAGAATTGTTAGAGTTGGAAGTAGAGTATGGGAGATATCGGAATGAACGAGAGAAATCGTGTGCAGACCCCAAGACCAAGGTGAAGAAGGCGGTCAAGTGTGGAACTAAATAATATTAATAAATAATCACAAATAACTATATTTTTTATTTAAAAGCGCAAAATGAAATAAAACGAGGTATCAATAATTATTCATCTTCTTCTACTTTGTCTTTGTTTTTGTTTTTGTTTTTTGGCTTTTCTTCGTCTTCGTCTTGTGCCCTTTAAACCAAACCCGACTCCTGAAACCGGATACTCGTATATAATATTAGAAAACTTGGTTCGAAATTGTCTCGGTGCAATTCGGCCATCCTTAATTGCTTTGGAAATATATGCATCGAAAACCCTTTTCGTTTTTTCCAAGTCATGTTTATAATAATTCAAAGTTTTTATTGTTATATCTGGATTTTTTAAATCACTTTTCACTTTTTGAAAATATTCTTTTATAGGTATGCCATCATCATCATCCATAGCAATAAATTCAGCGAGGAATTCAGTATTATCTCTATATTCATCCTCCTCAAAACCAAGACTATTATACCATGTTTCACCAGTTGCAAAAATATATAACCAATTTAAATCGAATTCTACCTTTTTAACATACAGTTTAGATTGGTCTGAATCAACCATTATTGTTAATTTTGTCCCTGGAGCCAAATGATGTCTAAATTTGTCACCAACTGCTAGCAGTTTTTTAACAATATCGGTTCCGGTTCCTTGTTCTGGTAAAATTACGCCAGTGCAACGCATTAATTCTTCAATGTGTATAGTTTTTTCTGAAGCAATATATTTCACATAGGCACAACTTCTTTGCGTATTTTTATTCCAAATATTTATAAAAACATAATAATCTTCACATTCTTCTTCAATTTCTTCTGGATTCGCACAATATATGCTGGCATCTATATTGTCTGGTTGTTCTAACACTTCTGTAAGAACATCAATAAATGTTCGACACTCATCCATAAGCTCATTGGATGAATCAGATGACGAACTAGATTTTGGTGATTTCGGTGATTTAGATTGTGATTTAGACTTTGGCGATTTAGACTTAGACCTTGAGTTATCGGATAGTTGCAGTGGTGCTAAATCTATTTTTAATTTTAATTCTTCGCTCATAATAATATATAAGAAGAGATTTACTAAAACCACTCATTCATTCGATATGTTCGCTTAACCTCCTTATTATCCATAACTGGTGGGTCCAGCGGAACCGCTATACTACTAACATCGGACAAATATGTCATATATCCACTTGCTTCCCCATACACCGACGCAACGCAATACTTGAGAACAATATTATTTAAGTTTTCAATTTGACCGGTTATTCCAGTTGGAAGATTAACCGCACTTTGTAAAAAGGTGCTTCTCATAATAACCGCCAACGAATCCATATCTTGTTGTCCGACTACATATTTCCCGTTCGACATTTTATGAACCCCTGCACGAATTCCATTTTGAATAATTTGAATGTTTGGTGCAGAAAAGAATAATTTAGATAAATTGGTTTCGGTCCAAAGTCCAGCAGACGATTCCCTAAATCCGGCAGGTTGATTTGCAGGAATTTTATCGTACATGGAAAACAGGGTTTGGGTGTTGGGTGCGACAGTTTGAGATAAATTAATTCGTCCATTGTTTAGCGTATTTACATTTATCATTTAATTATAATAGAGATAAAAAATTGTCTTCTTTTTTATCCGCATAGAATATAATATGGAACAAGAATCATCGATGTCATTTCAAAAAATAGTGTTAGTTATTGCTATTATTGCATTAATACTAACAATATCCGTCATTGGATATATGATGTATTACTCAGCGCAAAGTAAGCCATATCCACCATCATATCCTGCTTGTCCTGACATGTGGGACCTGACAGGAACGAACGTTTGTACGAATACGGCGTCATCCGCCGGTTATTTTAGTAATGTTGGAAGTTTTTTAACAGATATATCATGTAGTTTAACATCAGATTCGCCGAATTTATGCAATGGAATTACAAACTGGGGAAGTATAAGTTCCAATTGGGTTCAAGGAAATTCCGCAAATAAACGGGATGCAAGCAATAATTATTTAATGGCTTCATTCGGAACAACCGGAATAACAAGAACAGGAGGAGGAGGAACAGTAGTATATAAAATTCCAGATAAGATAAGCCATACATTAGTTTCTTCCTTGAGTGATAATGTGGATTGGGCCAAAGCATATGGAATTACATGGGATGGATTGAATTAGGAAATTGATATTTAATTTATAATTATATATCAATATGAATTTATTTTATTTAACGCAAGATATTAACTTTCAAAAGGCACTGCTACTTGTCGCTATTATTGCCCTAATACTTGCTATTTTAGTCTCCGCTTATAAATTAAATAGTAGCATTGCTATCGGTCAATCGTGGCCTCCTGTAGTTGCGCCGTGTCCGGATTACTGGGATTTGTCGGGCACTTATTGCATAAATTCGTCTGGGATGAATCTTGGCTTTTTGAAATACGAGTCGTTGTCGTCGGCGTCATTATATTCTCAAAAACCAACATGTCTTAGTAGTAGTGACCCGTCTTTTTGTGTCATTCCAAAATCTATATTTGGTAATAAAAAAACATGGGCAACCAAAAATCATTTTGTATGGGATGGATTAACGAGTGACTGAAATGCTATTTTTTGTATTTTGGAACAACCTTTTCTAAAGGTTGTAATAACCATCTAAATATAATACTAACAAACTAACAAATGAACGAATTAAATATAAATAAATTATTAGGCAGAGATGAAGACGTTTTACGGATAAAACAGTTTCTTCTTTCGTACGAGGAAAATAAAACGAATCTTTTAATTAAAAAGGGCATTTATATTTACGGCGACCCCGGAACAGGAAAAACGACCTTTATAACAGGCATTCTCAAGGAACTCAACTATGATGTCATTAAATATGATGCAGGCGATATTCGAAACAAATCTATTATCGACACCATAACAAAACACAACATGTCGGATACAAACATTATGAGTTTATTCAATAAAAAACCGCAAAAAATCGTTATTATAATGGATGAAATCGATGGAATGAACAGTGGGGATAAAGGTGGAATTAACGCATTGATTAAAGTCATCCGGCCTAAAAAAACGAAAAAACAGCGTCTCGAAGATATTTCTTTGAACCCGATTATTTGTATCAGTAATTATCACGTGGATAAAAAGATTAAAGAACTTATTAAAGTGTGTAATGTGGTTGAATTGAAGAAACCAACCCCGACTCAAGTATCGCATATTGTCGATAAATTGTTGCCGTGTGTTTCAGACGTATTAAAAGAAAATATTATTCGATACATACAAGGAGACTTGAGGAAAATAAAAACGCTTCACCAAATCTATAAAAACAATACGGATACATTGAATGCAAATATTATTCAAAATATTTTTCAATTGAAATCGTATAATGATGATACACGCCAAATCGTTCAAAAAATGATTAATACACCGTATTCAATGTCAGAGCACTTAACCGTTATGAGCGAGACGGACCGCACTATTATCGGACTACTTTGGCACGAAAATATAATTGATGTGCTGGGAAAATTAAAAAAATCGGAATCTATTCCCTTCTACATTGATTCGCTCGACAGTATTTGTTTTGCAGATTATATTGACCGTATTACATTTCAAAATCAAATTTGGATATTTAATGAGATGAGTTCATTGATAAAGACTTTTGCAACAAACAAAAAATATCACGATACTATTGTAAAACGGAAAAAATACAATCCCGTAGAACTCAGATTCACCAAAGTACTAACAAAGTATTCAACCGAATACAATAATGCGATTTTTATTCAAACACTGGCATTGCAACTTGGAATGGATAAAAAGGACATTTTTTCCTTTTTTATGAATTTAAAGAGTAAATATTCAGATACCGAAATTACTGCATTGCTCGAACCTCAAGAAATATCAAAACTAGATGTTAATCGTATTTATCGATATATTGAGAAATTTACAAACTACTCAACAGAAGATAAGGAAGACGAATTCTTATCGGGCGAGGAAGATTAACTAACAGAGTAAGATTATTAACACATAATATATCACAAAGACATATTATATTATTTATTATATTTATATTTATTGCCTTGCTCTCCACTTATCAATGGCAGTTTGACTTACATCGCAGTATTGGTGATTTTCATACTCGGAAGGATTCAAATAAAACACGTTGCCATTATTTGATTCGCCATATGCGGCCATCTTTACTTTAAAATAACGGTCCTCGTCACGGCTTCCCACCAATCCGTGTAATTCATCCCCCGAAATAGCATGAATAATTCGCGACCCACTTTGAGGAAGAGTTTTATAATACGAAATGGTTGCTGTCTTCAAATAATGCGCCTTCCATTTTTTATTTAATTGTAGTTTCACAGTGCAAAAGTTGGCATTATTTAACATTTTCAAATCTGTTAAAGTGTGTTTGTTGTTGGTTATTATTTCATTGGACTTGGGAATGCAGGCATCCTCTGGTGTAAATATATCGGCTGCGTAAGACATTGGGTGTTATCTTATTAATGGCCTTTTTTTTATATTAGTTGTTTATAATATAATTGTAATTGTTGATTTTTAAAACATTAAACATAAAAGCAAATTATCGATTATTTTCCAATTCCGCCACCCGAATCATTAACTCTTTATTTCGTTTCAATGTCTCCGTTACGAGCCGTGTTTTTTCCGCCAATTTTTGTTCGTAATGATTAATACAGTTCTGCATTTCTTTTTGCATTTGTTCCCGTAGTTGCATCTCCATTTTAAATATTGTCGAATTTTGATGGTCTCGCATCATCTTTTCACGTTCCTCTTTTAATTGGATTATTTGTGCGTTCACATCTTGTTTATGGGCCGGAGAACCGGGGTCGTATAATTGCAATAATGCATCCACGTCGTGCATATAAAATTTTTCCAACTCAGGTTCCAGAATAAAATGTGAGACTGATTTGGGTGAAACCTTAACAAACTGATTTGGTTCTTCTAACAAGGTCCGTTTGTCAAACGAATTGTGTGGATGAGATATAACCAAAATAGATTTGCACGGGTCTAACTGAACGAACGGAATCGTATATTCTTTTAAAAACACGCGTTCCTCCGCTAAACAAGAGGTTTCGTCATACTTTGTTTGCGACAATAACTCGCGACGGAATGCAAATGTGGCAGCGGTTGAATGATTCGGCCCATATGGACCAAACTGATACATTTGAGAAATATGCTTAAAATATACATGCATCTCACTTGTCCCAGCACACAACGCCTTAGGATTTGCCTGCAATGTCTCGACAGCATGCATTACTCTCTCTGGTGGATAATAATCGTCGTCGTCCATATAAACAAGTATCGACCCAGATGCTTTGGAATTCATAATATTACGCTTCTTTCCAAGTGTCATCTTTTTATCATACCTATAATATTTCACGCATGGAATATGCTTCACTAAATCCCCAATGGGGTCAAAACCGTCATCTACAATAATCCATTCCATTTTGTCCTTTGGATAGGTTTGGTTCTCAAAACATTTTATCATATATGGAATAAATGGTCGTCTGTTAAAGGTTGGGGTGCAAATACTAACAAATGGGAGTTTCGTTTTTTTAGACATTAAATAAGTAGTTGTCTATGCGTTTAAATAATATTTGTTAGTTTGTTAGTTTATATTATACACATTATAATATATGTCTGCATTTAATCCCAATCCAGAACCAGATTCTCATGCTAAACACGAAACAAAAAGACGAGAAAATTTAAAGGCGATAAACACAAAATTTACTGATATGGTTGAAAAACAGCATGCACAAATTGAAAATAAAGAACGTTCTTTGGCTCTTTTAAAAAAGTACACTCGTAATTTGGATTGGAATGCAATTGAGGATGAAAACGCCATGTTTGATGAATCCTATACGTATAATGATTACCCATTAGTGGAATTTCATCGTGAAAATTTACAAAAATATATTTCTTTGGATAAGTTTTTAAGAAGCGTGCATACAGCAGATAACATAACATTAAGAGAGACTGCCAACCTAAACTTAAGAACAGACGCACAAAAAAAGGCAGACAGAATACGTAAAGCACGAGAATTAAGAACGATTATTGCAAATCGTACAAATAAGGTTAAGGTCAACAAGGTAGGAGGAGGAAAACATCGTCGTTGTCGTCAAACTAAAAAGAGAAAACATAAATAGTTCATTTATTTTGTTTGTTAATACAATCAGGGATGTACTTACTATAAATACGCGTTAATCCTGCCAAAAACAACATTCCTGCTAAACATCCTCCCGCCTGATAGAGACCCAGCGTCGATGCAACCACCTTCAAAAGAACAATAGACAGAATCCACATAATCAGTTGTCTTTTATAAGATAACACAGAACCTAAGAACTGGAAGAAATCATAATTTCCTCCACCCTTTGCCAATTTTGAACTAACAAGTAGGGGTGTTATATGGCAATACGCAATCGTTAAGGCGGGAATGACAAACAAAACACATGGAAAAAACCCGAATATTCCATACACAAATAGGGCAATCCAACTAATAGGCCCGTAGTCGTCGGATTCAGAACACTTAGACGCATCTGATGGATCCTTGACACATGAAACAAAGTATTTTTTAAAATGATACAAGTGAAATATTCCTGCGAGACCAATATTAACAAAAAACATCATAAAATAGAAAAGTGGCATCAACACAAGTGCCAACAAAAAAGTAGCCGATTCGGGCAGTTTATAAAACATTTTATGAAGACCCATTGATATTGAATAATTGGCGTCAATTGTGCTTTTCAATACACTATACATAAAGTATCCAAAGGGGATAGAAGTCGGGAATAGTGTTCTAAATTTTTCATTTGCGTAATCATGCGATGATGCATCGAACCGAATATGAGTTTCGTGTTTTACAACTAATTTGGGAGGAAACCAGCCTTCAAACACCTTAATAACGTGTGCGATTTCATCTGCCTTTCCAACTGTGGATGCAGTTAGAGCATCTACCGACATTCCACCTGCGTTGGCAATTAACGAAGTGTATAGTGCAGGAATACTGAAAAGCATAATCCCCATGGAAAGCAGAATCAAATTGTAAGAGAGAGATTGGCCGAATTCAATAAGTGGAACTGCCTTGTTTGACCGACGACTGTTTTGGGGAATAGTTGGTGTTGTAGTTGTTGTAGTTGGTGTCGATGACATTGTTATACTATTCTAATATAATATTTGATATTAAGATAACTATCAAATATTCTAACAAACTAACAAATAATGTGCTACACTTTTAAAAATTGGAACTGTCAAAACATAACAGTTTGTCAAAATAGGCACTTGTTTCTGTAAACCCACCAAGAAACACTCCATCCTTAAACACCATCGGAAATGTGGTGTATTTCTTAAATGCTCTCTCTTCAATAAACAATAAAAAGCCGAACTTGTCTTCGCGCAAATAATCATCACATTCAATGTCTAAAAAAAAGAGTTGTTTCTCCATTAACAATTGTTTTACTTTTACACAATAGGAACAATTATTTTTACTGTAAATTGTAAATCCGATTATCATTGGTTCTTCTACGTACATGTAATCTAGTATTAGAATTAACCTTTATCTACTTTTATGGTTTTTGTTAAGTCGCATACATTAGTCCGCAGTTCCCGCCTACGAATGTTATCATATTAAACCTCTCTTCGAACACAGTGCAGTCGTAATTGTAATTGTATGTCCTCCACATCGGCTTATTAATTCCAATTATCGTACCCGTCGAATCGCAAAAGGCGGTTGTTTGGACGGTCGTATTTAATGGGGGAGACACCGTTAAAAATTCAAGTTCCACCTGACTAAAACGGCTCATATTTATCGCCCCGCTTGGTTGCATTTCTTGCGAGTTAGAATTTAAACAAAAATTATAGCAATATAAGCCATCAGGTGCATTACCGGTGGTTCTGATATACTTTTCAATTAGATTATAAACCCCGATGGGTTGAACGTTTTCTCTATATACCCCATCTAACAAAAGCCCCATGGAGACAAGGATAGAACGAACATTTTGCACGTTCTGGACCCCACTTGTAAATTCTAAATTGGAGAGAACGATATCTTGCGGGATTTCATTACTGTACGGCCAATTTGTATAATTCGACCATTCATTGCGGTCCTTTACATCGCTTCTTTGAAAATAAAACAAATAATCCGCAACCATTCCAAGCGATTTAATATCCGTTTTCGATGAACCCGTTAAATTATACAGTTTGGTTTCCACTACTTGTTTGAATAGATATTTTTGTTCTTGCAACGCAAACAGTTTCGCCTCCTCTTTCGATAAAAAACAATACGTACAATTTAAATGAATGTCCGTATCCCAGAGAGTGCGTTTATCTACCCACATGTTGTCAGTACCATCGATGAAATCGGTTGGAGGAGAATGTAAAAACCGATAAAACTGCATGTATGTTTGATTAAGATTGGGAGCAACTCGTGGAAAATTATTTTCAACATCTTGGACATCGACAATGCTAAACAGCTCCCGAATAGGGCGGAAAGTTATGGTTATGTGTAATTCATTATATTGCAAGGAGGTTAAAGGGAATGCCATCTGACTCTTCATTGAAAACCACGCATTTAATGGAATATAAAGGGTTCTTCCGCGTATCGACGGTTCCGCTCCCGCAAGATTATCGGTGTATTGTGCGCTAGGATAAATTCCGCTTGTCCTACCAGTTCCATTGGCGGGGTCTATTAAATCGGGAATATGTCCTATCATCCGGTTAAACAAATCTCGTTTATCTGCCGTATAGTCCCTCTGGACGGATGCTAAAAAATAATCACCTGAGAATTCCTGAAGAGTTTGGTTTCCACAGGTTATGCTTACTTTTGAAATCATTTTTGCGCCAATATTATCAATCCATCTAAATTCATATGGGACAGAATCTGTTGTATCCGTCGCACTGTAAATAGGACTCCAAATGTGAGGCAAATTAAATGAAATATAGGAATCCATCAATAAGTCTGCATATCTTGGAATTTTAAATACAAAGGCAGATTCTTCTGTTAATCTCAGTGTTTTAAGACCCGTAAAATCAACCCGAAATTTCTGCAATCCAAAATTAGTGTGTTGAGCGTAGGTGGATTTAAAAAAGGTTTTGGACGGGTTTCCATTTAAAATGATGTTCTGTTGTCCGTATGATGCTAAATTCATTAATCCCCCAGGCATTATAACTATTAATACTATTATATATTATTTAACTGTTTTTTAGGATACTAATATATAGAAATGGCAGATATTGCAAAAATAGTATCCATGTTTTCAGATAAAGATGTCGCATCAACTATTATATCTTTTTTTGCATCGGTGCTAATAATTTGGGCTGGTCTTTTTACATTATATAAGTGGTCGTATCAGTCCAGAAAATGTTCTAGCATTGATGAAGCAGTTCCCAATAAAACAAATACTCTCGGAATACCGAAAGATTTGATGAACTCCCCTATTCATAACTTTTACATTAAAACCGCCTATAATTGTTGCAGTCTAGGAGATTATGCAAACGATTATGTGGGAACATGTATTTTAACTGCGATACTCAAGCAGGGTGTCAGATGTCTTGATTTTGAACTATTTTCAATCGATGACCTACCTGTAGTTGCAACTTCCACCAGCAATTCATATCATGAAAAGGAAACTTATAACTCTCTTCCATTCGACCAAGTTCTTGCGCTCATAACCACACAGGCATTTACTGGCGATATATCTCCTAACAACAATGACCCATTGTTTATTCATCTGAGAATTAAAAGTGGGAATATTAAGATGTTTTCCGCACTCAACAAGATATTAAGTAAAATAACCAATTTATACAAAGGTGCCGTTTCTCCGACTACCCTTATATCAACTATAATGGGAAAAATAGTTATTATTGTTAGTCAAGACAATAAAGCATATCTAACATCAGGTGCTTATAATATGGTTAGTGGAACACCTCCCTTTTATTTATATAAATATGAGAGTATTCAAAATTTATCTAGCGCGGAAGTTAATGCACTACAAAAACCAAAAACGATGTCAATCGTCATCCCATCTGCTGGGTCTAGTCCATCAAACATTGATTTAAATAAAGTTATCAAATTACAGTGCAACATGGTTGCAATGCGTTATCAATCAATCGATGCGCAACTGACAAATTATAATGAATTCTTTAATGATTGTGCCTTTATATTAAAGGATGATGTTGATTAAAATATATTTTTATAATATATGAAACACAATAATAGCCACAAGCATATAAGTCAATGCAAAGGAATTACATTTGAAGAATGTGAACTTACCATATTGCGAACTGCAGTAGATAAGGCAGAACAAATTCAGGGTTCAAAATCTGCCAATTCGGAAGAAATTAAAAAAATGATACTTATCGTAGAAAGTTTTATTCGGCGGAAAAAATTAATTTGCTATGGCGGGACCGCCATTAACAACATCTTACCAAAACAATCCCAATTTTACGATAAGGATATTGAAATTCCAGACTATGATTTTTTTTCGGCAAACGCACTTGCAGATACAAAAGAGTTGTGCGACATATTCGCAAAAGAGGGATTTGAAGAAACAGAGGGGAAATCGGGACAGCATCACGGCACCTATAAGGTGTTTGTAAATTTCATTCCTATCGCAGACATAACTTTAATTCCCAAAGAATTATTTACTTCATTGACGGAAGAAGCAATCCGTGTTGCGGGAATATTGTATGCACCTGCCAATTATTTAAGAATGAGCATGTATCTAGAATTATCTAGACCAGATGGTGATATTAGTCGATGGGAGAAAGTATTAAAACGAATGTCATTGCTGAATCATTATTACCCGCTTCATGCGACGCACTGCAACGAGGTTGATTTTCAACGGATCATGGACGATCCTACACAGATGCACGAAATATATGACAATGTAAAACAATCGCTGATAGACCAAGGGGTCGTCTTTTTTGGGGGATATGCCCTAACACAGTATTCAAGATACATGCCAAAAGAATTTCAGCACAAAATTAACGACATCCCTGATTTTGATGTATTCACCGAAACGCCACAACTTGTCTCGCAAATCGTCAAGGAACGTTTGGAAGACATTGGCATTAAAAATGTAAAAGTTATTAAACATGAACCAGTTGGAGAAATAGTTGCGGTCAATTATGAGGTCCGTGTTGGAAAGGATATGATTTGCTTTATTTATGAACCCCTCGCGTGTCATAGTTATAATATTATACAGGAAAAGGGGTATAAACTAAAAATTGCGACCATTGATACTATTATGAGTTTTTATTTGGCATTTATTTACATTAAACGCCCATATTACAGTGTAGATAGATTGTTATGCATGGCGGCCTTTTTATTTGACGTTCAACAAAGAAATAGACTAGAACAAAAGGGTCTGCTAAAACGGTTTAGCATTGAATGTGTCGGACACCAAGAAACGATGGAAGAAATGCGAGCAAATAAGTCGGAAAAATATAAGGAATTAAAGGAAAAGCGTAATTCCCCAGAATATGAAGAATATTTTTTGAGATACAGACCGAATGAAGTAGTAGCACTAAAACGACCGCCTCAACGTAAAACAAGAAAAGCACGAAAGAAATCAAAAAAGTTCTCGCGATTCTTTAAATAATATTAGACACCAACCAATATAATAATAATTCTATACTAACAATATGCCGACACTAACAGATTTAAATGATACCCTAAACTTAATTAAAATCCGATTTCGATATTTTGAGTGGAAATTATCAATGTTCGACACGGATGAAAATATAAACGAATGTTTTGATTCCCTCCTCGAAATAACACGTGAATTAAATTGTATTCTAAATTTAGAGAATTTATCTAAGAAGGACAAAATAACGTCGACAGACTATTTGAATATCATCCATAATATAATTGACGAGGAATGAAGAAAAATTGAATCATTTGTTAGTTTGTTAGATAACAACAAACTAACAAATGAAAGCAATGTATCTCAAATCATATGATACTATAGACGACATCTTGACAAATGCGGATTACACAACATACAAAGCGGAACCAAAAT